CCCAAGCAATCTTGAACAATCCAGCGATAGCCTCTTTAGTTGCAGCTGTGTCACCGCTAGAAATAGCAGCGTCTAACTGTGCGGCTTCAACACCGATGTAACCATCGATTGTACCTGCCTGCTGAACAACTGGTTTTGCAAGGTCAAGCTCAAGGTAAATCTTACCCTCTGCATCGCAAATACCATCGTACTCTACGATACCCTTACCATATTTCTGTGTAACAACACGGAAAGGAATAGCCTCATACTTACGGAAAGCAGAAGTCTGAACTGCTGACTCACCAAGGTTAGCTGCTGTGAATTCCTTCATAGTGATAACCTTCAATGAAGCAAGGAATCCTTCTGTATCCATTTCGTTTCCATCAGGGCCTGTCAAACGACCTGCATTGAATGCTGAGAAGCCATCAACCTCAAGGATAATGTTACGAACTGTTCCGTCGAAACCACTCTTGAAGTACTGATTAAGGTTAGAACCTGGGAAAGGACGAACTCCCATAGGAGTAAGCATCACAGGAACAGCCTCACCAACTTTGATAGTTACCTTACCCTTAGAGTTATCATAAAGGAAGTCGTTGTAGAATAAGTCATAAAGACTCTTCTGGAAATACTGAGTTACCTCAGGACCTGCCTGACGATAGTTAGTTGCAGGAATTGTTGGGTCTGCTTTTACGGCTTCTGCAAGTGCATGGCCATCAGCGTACTCATCAGCGCCTGCTTCGATAGCTGGGTTAATTTTAACGAATTTCTTCTCAAGTTCGTTAATTGTCTCATCTGGAAGATAGTATCTTGGGTCAATACGTCCACCCTGATTACGGTTTACACGGTCATAACCCATAAGGCCCTTATGACGTCCAGTAGTACCATCTACGATGTCGCCTGGTTCAGCAGTTGCACCTTCTGGAAGTTCCCACTCTCTCTCTGAAGTAACAGGGAGGATAAAGAACAACTTACCAACAGGAAGGTTCATAGCCTGAACTGATACGATGTCGTTAGCGAGAAGTTTGCTAAATACACGTCTAATAATTGGGAAAACAACGGTTTCGAAAGAACCACTGTTATCAGAAGCAGTAGCCTCGTAAATCAAGTGCTTTGCCTCATTCTCATACAATGTAGCAACATTCTCTTTGATGTTACCCTCAAGACCTTCAGTAAAGCCTAGAGAATCCCAACGATTCTGAATGTCCTCACGTATTTTCTTCTGAGCGTTAAGTTCGATATTACCAACTTGTCCGCTTGTTAAAAATTCTCTCATAATGAATTATTTAAATAATTTATTTTAATTTTAGTCTTTTACTTGCAAATTCTATGCATCAAATCAAGTGAATTTAAAATGTCGTTTGAGCGATAGATTTGAGTCTCATTAATTTTGTTTTCATTTACAGCGTACTCTCTTGATTCGTCAATGTTCATCTTTGACTTCTTCTTCAAGTCACGTGAAATGCTTTCAAATAATGTGTTAGAAGCCTCAACAGTCTTTGCTTCGTTACCGAATCTAGCGATAATCTCTTTCTTCTCATCGTTAGTTGTAGAATTTTCCATAACCAACTTAATGATGTTTCCAAGATTTACATTAGTAACTGCTGCTTCTTCTAGAGTGTTCTTAAACTGCATAAGTGCAGACTTAAGTTGCTTGTTCTCATTGAAAATCTTGTTAGCCTTTCTGATAATTCCTTCAACTTTAACATTAACGTTAACGTCAGATGTTGCATTGTTTGAATAAGGATTGTCTCCTGTGCCTGTTTCTTGACCATTCTGTGCAGTATGGAAACTACGTCCTTTACGTCTGCGATTTCCATTATCGCCATCTGTTCTTGAGGTGCTTCCTACATTTGCTGTATGCTCTTGTCTCGTCTTAAGTTCCTGAATTGGCTCTTCAACGTTCTCTTCCTCTTCAACGGTTTTACCTTTTTCTGCTGTGAATGGCTGATTTTCACTCTTGTCATTTTTCTTTCCTGACCAAGGCTTCTTAGAATCCTTTGGAACTCCTTTATCCCAGTCATTAACGTTTTTACCCGGTTCTGACATTCCAGGATTTGTCATCACATCTTTATTTTG